CCCATCGATTGCTCGATGAGGGTCTAGTTTTTAAACTTTTACTCGTTGAAATAAGTAAGGTAATTCTTTATCAAGTTGAACTCTTTTTGTTCGATTGCTCACTGCAATCATGATATCTAAAAGTTCACTTTGAATCTCGAAGAATGCATCTTGGTCATGCAACATGTCGCAACAATATAGGTTGTATTTCTTCTCCAATTCAACCATTCTTTCAAGCAATCTTCCGAAGACAAAATCATCTTGAATCGAGTTCGAGCGATTGATATTTTGCCTTGCAACTTTGAAGCCTTCGTATCTTGCTTTTTGGATAGCGAGTTGTTGCTTTCTTACCTTCTTGTACTCCTTCGGTTCATCCAAATATTGGAGACCAAGTTTCGTGATTTTCACACCTTCTCGATTGTAGGTGATGAGTCCTCTATCCTTGTAAGATTTGAAGTTCGTGTCGTAGTGACCGCTCATGTCGGATGGTAGTTTAGGTAGTAACCCTTTTACCTCTAGTTCCGCCATGTACCTAGCGATATCGTGATGGATGAATTGTACAGTACTCGGAGGTATTCCGTGTTGCATCATCTTCAATTTCAAAACCGCTTTCTTCTCTTCGTTCTTGCCGTTCAAGATTGCAATCATCTTCATGGTTGTTTTCTTACCATTGAAGCCTTGCTTGTTCATCACCTTCAAGTAGGTGAATAGTACGTTGATTGTTTTCATAACAATAAAGATTTGTGCCCCTCCTAGGAGGAGCGGTTAGATTAATATGCCCACATGTCAAATAACGTGTACCGCCGAAGCGATACCCCAATATACCATCTTATGTTGAATTACGCAACATGACCGCCCAGAGGCGCAAAGCTCAAGAATTCACATATCATTTTTCTAGTGTTTATGGGGGTTGCCGAAAAATGCCCAACAAGATCTCGACCAACATTTTGGGCATAAAAAAACCCCCACCAATGGTGAGGGTTAGTTGCTACTTGATAATTACGGAGAAGGATTCAAGTAGTGCGTATCCTTCGGTCTTTTGAGCCGGATTGAGTTGTTCATGGTATTCACACATGAACTCATCTAAACTCAAATTAACCGCTCCGTGAACTCCATCCATGTAATGCTCATCTCGAATGAAGTTTACACTTTCTCCGATATCATCCATGAACTCGTTTGCCTTGTCATTAAGAATACCTTCAAGTACTTCTTCTCGATTCACAAAAATGAATCTCCACATTCTCTTCTTTTCTTCTTTAGTCATAACTACTTTCTTTTAAGGATTTCAATCGCCTTGCCCACCTCTAGGAGGATGGGGAAAGCGATGGTGATCAGAATCAAGCACATCATAAATCCATGCCGTTTTTCACTTCTTTACGAAGCATATTGTTTGCAATTTCCATTGTGTCACAATCGAATTCAACTCGATTGCTTTGTGCATCAAACAAGTCGTTTACATCGGTATCGTACATCATGTTCAAGCCGTGTACCTTGTTTCCTAATTCAATGGATTTGATGAAGGCGTTGAAGAATTGAAAGTCATTTCCATCATTTGTACCTAATCCGATTCCTCGAAATTCTCTTGCATCTAATGGATGAAGTCCGTAGTCTAAATCGATGGGGTTACCTTCTACATCGAGAAGTAGGTTATCCTTCATTCTTTGCTCTAATCTTTTCAATACTCGTATCAAGTAGTTATCAACTTCATCGAGTTCACAAAAGAAGGTGAGGTTATCAACCATTGCTCCGTGGATTTGGTCTATATCCAAAACTTGCGCACCCAGAAGGTACGTGTTAACGTATTCTTCGGCGTGTCGGATTTCGTTCATACCGATGTAAAAAGCCTCGTTGAATTCTCGAGTACAAAGGTCATCAAGGGTGACGAATTCTTTGTCGGATAGCTTCCGTGTTTTTACAATTTCTTTTGCGATTTCGGCTACCACATGTTGGTAGGTTTCGAGTGATGATAAAATCATCGTTGACAAATTTAAATGTCTCATAACAAATAAAGATTTTACCCATGAAGGAGAACCCTCCATAGGTGGTTAGAATTAATGCCCATAAGTCAAAGAGCGTTGCACCGATTGGTACACCCTTAAGATAGCACACCTAGGATAAAATTCATAGACCGCGCCGATATTTTGTCCAATGAAATCTTGAAGAACGTAAGCTCCTAATTTTCAAGGCGATAAGCCTGGTCACCTCAAGGGACTGTGTAGGTGGACATGGCTAACAATATGATACCCACCTAGGTACGTGTTTGAGATTAAGAGCGGAGGGGGTGTGATTGTCAATCGAGAGGGTATGCGTACCCAACATTCGCAATCCTCTAGGGTACAAGCCGTTACGATAAGGATGTTGAAGTGGTAGTGTAGGTAATCGAGTGTTAACACCTGATCCGCAAGGAGTTAGGGCAAAACGCCAAAAGTTTTCGAGATTCCGAGCCAAGCATCGAGGGGGTGGGTTTGGATTATCGTTTTGGTTCTCTCTCGCTCACGTCATCATGTAGCGTATAATCCCCCCGATCTTTAGGACTCGATCCGAAAAACCTGGGATATTATTGGGGCAGTTAAAACGAATATCAAAAGGTGGGTAATATTTGGGTGAAGGATGGTAAGATGTGGGTCAATATATCTTGACTTTGTATTTTATAAGTTGTAACTTCGAAGCATTAAACTTCCTGGGAGAGCGGGTCTCTTTCGAGACTGACCCGCGATCCTCTAGGTACAGTTATTTTACTAATCTTTTTAGTTGTATTAGGGGATACTATACCCTGATCTAACCTTAATTAAATACAATGGATTACGAGAACTACTTGGAGGAGTGTAACTGCTCTTTTACGAACTGTGATTGTGAGGGATCAGTTATCTTATTTGTTTGAACTGATCGTAGTTCACTAATAGGTATTTCATAGAGTGGAGCTTTGACATCCATGAAGCTACCATCGTCTCTTTTTCTTTTGGAACCCTCTGGGAAGAAACTAGCCTTTTCAAGGAACTCATCTTTGAGGAGGTAACCACAAAGTGTATATAGGTTCTTCTTTTTATTTATAGATGCGAACATGAGTATGTCGCATTTGAATCTCTTCTGGTATCCGACAAAGTTGCACACGTAATGACTCTTTGGAGTAACTGTTCTACTCATTGTTTTGACATCGATCTTGTACCCGTTATATAGAAGGTCGTAACCCCCGTCAAACCCCTCTATAAATTCTACTGGAAGATTTAGAGCGAGAGCGGTCATATACTCACCGATCAGTCCGACTAGTTGTTGCTCTTTATTTCCGTTGAAGGAATGTCTTTCTCCGAGGTCGTGGTTTTTGAGGATGTCCCAACAAAATACTTTTAGGGAGTGGGGGATGTCTAGGTGTATCATAGTTCGTTGTAAAATCTTTGTACCATTAGTCTACCTTTTTGGGAGAGGGCATAACGAACACGATAGTTGTACTTGGTCTCTGATCTAAACATTTGCCCTAGCACATCATTAGAAGGCGTGAGCTTATCAAAGTGTTTGTATACATATTCTCTTTTGAGGAGGGGGTATAGAATCTTATTGGGCAGTTGTTTCTTTGACTGCTCGTATTGGTCACATATCCAATTAATGGTAAAAAACTCCAAGTCATAGATAAAAAGCAGGAACTCCATTTGAGGGCGAGAGATATCATACTCGTCTTTAAACTTTCTATAGACGAGTGATATATTCTTCAAATGGTTTTGCTTGACGTAGCGATCAGGTTGTTTCGAGAACTCCCGGAACTTCTTCGTCTTGGCTACATGACTCTTGGGCATATTGATGTAGGTCTTCTATTTTCTTTTCTAACTCTCGATACATTCTTATCACCTCACCTTTACTTATTCGGTGTAATGGATCAGTATACTGTCCCATCAATTTATCGATCCTAGCGCAACAATCTTCATAGTGTTCTTGATATGTTATGCTATCTTTTGAATATGTAAGGTTGGTATCGTGCGATTTCCAAGCGTGAAGTATGGTGGCGTGGTTACATCCGATTATTCTACCTAGGTCGCTTGAACCTATGTATGGTTTACATGCGTTCATGTATGCATACTTCTTGACGATGTTAGGTCTAAATCTATTATCTACAATTTCGTTTTTCTCTTTATAAAGAGCGTAGTCATACTTAACCTCTTCTACTCTATCCATCAATTAATTATATTTGTGTAAACCCTAAATCTACGGGAAAATGGACGAGCATCAAAGTCGTAAAGAGGAATTTTTAGAACTAGCCAATGATATCTTGAGTAGCTTAACAGCCACCGCTAGGGAGATGGGGCTAGAAGACGAGGTTGTTTTTATAGCTATGTGTGGTACCTATGATGAGGAAGAAGAGAAGGTACACGCCATTTATGACTATATTGCACCAGATGCGAATGTGCTGATCAATGGACTTGAGTTTTTGGACACGATGATTTGCGAAGAGATAGCAAATAGTCCTCAACCGGGAACTATTGATTGGTGGTTAGATCGAATGAATTAATTAGACATGATTAGAAAAATTGTAATCGGCATCAATCCAAAAGATGCTATGGCTTACTATGTAGGCATGAAAGTGGGGAATATGAAGGTGGACAGTATAGTTGTTGACGAAAAGTTCCTAGTTGTTCACAATATTAGAAGATATTTAATATATTTAACATCAGACGAGGGAGTTATGCTCTGGAAAACCATTGAAGACCTTCCCGTTGTAGTTGAATATAATTTAAATTTCTAGTGAGAACAATGACCACTATCCTTATTCGTTTGCCCAAGCGATTTAAGGATACATTCAAATTGAACGGCGAGGAGCTTAAACTGATCACCAAGTTTGATGAGTTTGGTAACCGAGTCATGGAGGGCGAGGTTGTAAAGACTCCACTAAAGTATGACTGTCCATGTGAGGAGGGTGATACTATCTACTTCCACCACCACGTTGTGATGGAGAGCAATCAAAAGTTTGTTTACGAGGATGATGATATCTACCAGGTGCGTTACCACCCGGAAGACCCTTATCAATCCCAAGCGTTTGCTTACAAGAATAAGGAGGGAGAAATTCTACCTATGAGCAATTGGGTTTTACTCGAGCCAATCATTGCCGAGTCAAAACTTAAGAGTGACGTATTAGAGATTGTGACTTTTGAAGAGGAGCAGAACACCGATGGTATCGTTACGATGCTAACGGATGAGATGAAGATGAACGGACTCCGTAAGGGGGATCGGGTGCGCTTTTCTAAAAACTCGGACTACGAGATCGAGATTGAAGGGAAGAAATATTGGCGAATGAAGATGTCTGATCTAGAACTGATCTATGGCTAAAAAGGAATTCACCACGATCCAGGCTTCCGAGAAGCTCATGAAGAGCATGGAGGTGGCTATCGAGAATATGATTGGTGAGATCAGAAAACCGATAGACCCGGAACTTGGTGGTACCCAAAGGAAAGCCGAACTACAGTCTATTAAGCAAACGGCAGTAGATTGTAAGGAACTGATCATTGAAAGACAACGTCTAGAGCAAATGGTAAAAGATTTGAAGAGCAGTGGAGAAATCTCGGAAGAAAAAGATTACGGAGGAGGATTCGCAGAAAGGTTCTCTAAATAGAGACCCTAGATACGTCTTCCTATATTGGGACGATTATGACTTACAAGATAACAACGGGGATGTGTAGTTGTGGTTCTTTGGACTTCAAACACACATGCCCATATAGAGAAAAACACGAGCAAGATATAAAGACTTTGTGCGATTGCTGCGAAGCGTGTATGGAGGCTTGTGCTAATGAATGCTAACCAATTAATTATGTCAAGAGAAAAAGATTTCAAAGTATTCCAGGACGCAGTAAAACTACTAGTCCTTTATCAAGCATCACTCGATGCTATGGATGATTTTAAAGGGACAGCCCTTTACAAGCACGATGTTAAGAAGATGATGAACGCCCTCGAAAAGAAGATCGAGTTCATGATCAGAAAGCCCTTGGGAACAGTTGATGCTGATCCACAGACAAGTGAACTATTTACTGCTCTACAAGAAAGGATAGAGATGATTAACTCTTTGACCACTGTTGAGTTGGCTCAATTGAAGTGGACGATAGAAGAACATAGAAAGGAAGAAGAATGAAGTGGTTTGGATATTTAGTGTTTGCACTACTGATAGCTACGGCTTGGTCTTGTAAGGAAGAGAAGCCTGCGTACCAAACTGGTACACTAACCAAAGGCAATCCAGACAACAGCTATTTAGATTCATGCGACATTTATTGTTGTGGCGATTAACCTTTAACACCAAAGAGAAATGAAACAAGAGAAATTACACCCAGTAGACATTAGTGTGATGTTCAACGATGGCACTATTCACACATTTGAAAATGCAATGTATTACGATACATTTGGAGATGATAGTAGATACTATATTCAGTTAAAAGGAGGTAAGCGATTAGTCATTGACAAAGCTGATGTGAAGTTTGTTGAACTGCCTTATCTGAATAAAAACCTTTAAAACAAAAGAGCAATGAAACATATAGTCTTAACAATCATATCTGCCATTATGATGGCATCTTGTGCAACATCACAAGTATCCCAAAGACCAATTGTAAACTCAACAAGAGTTACAGAGAATATCAATGGTTTAAAAATTGATTTAGTAGAGATTGATGGAGTTAATTATACAATATTCAGAGCATATAGTATAGATGGTACTTCTGTATCTGTTTTTGTAATCAAAGAAGAAACCTTTAACACCAAAGAGAAATGAGTGAGAACAAACTAACACCAATGCAAGAGCATTACGAACTATTAGTTTGGTGGCGAGATGAGATAATTAAGAAAAAACACGCAGTACCCGAAGACATAGAGTATTATGACGGTATGATATGGGCTTTTGAATTACTAATGAATAGTATTGAGGTAAAGGGGCTTGAGAAAGAGAAAGAGGTGATGTCACAAGTTTACGCTGATGGTGGTGATTGGGATGAAGTGCCACAACCACGATTTGAAAACTACTACAACGCAACCTTTAACACCAAAGAGAAATGAAACGCTATACACTAGCTAGATATATAGATTGGAAAAGATGGTAGCCGTCAAGAATGTAATCACAAAGGAGGAGGCGGAATCTCTAGGAATAGAGGTTTCTAACACACTATTGAAAAGAAGAGACACCCCGGAGGCTGTATCTAGAATAGTGGACTTCCTATGTAATTACTACGAGACGGAGATATGCGATAAATCTTTTTGGAGGGTAGAGAAGGAACCTAGGGGGCATGACTGGCATGTCGATAAAGGGAATAGAGGTCATATGAAATGGTGTACTGTTGGTGCTACTGTTCTATTAACAGATGACTTCGAAGGAGGAGACACCCATTACAAGTGGGGGAAGGTTGACCGAGATATGTACGAACTGATCGCTCACACATCGGACATACAACACAAGGTCGATCCTCATGAAGGAAATAGAAGAGTATTATTAATTTTTATATAATGAAAACTAACTACGAACACCAGAGAACGACCGAGGGTCGTGAGGCT